ATAGTTTGGGAATGCTTTCTATATATGTGTAAATCTCATCATACATTTCACCAACCATATCTACAAATTTTAAAAAGTCTCCATTAGAATCATCTTCTCTAATATACTTTGGAAGTCTACTTACAAGTCTATTTTCATTACCATCATCATAGGTAGATGCACTATATATTTGTCCTGTTCTATCTGAAACACTACCATACCAAGTTGTAAATGCAGAGTTTGATGATGTTATAGGAACATAAGGACTAGCAAATGTACCTGCACCAGTCTTAGGCCACGATGCATCATATCTCGATGTACCTAAAAATTCAGAACCACTTTGTATAGATGAACTTTCATTGTAAAGATATTTTTCGTATGGTGAAAACCCTAACTTAAATTCTCTTATTTGTCTATGATACGAATTTAATTCTTTAGCTCTTGAGCCTGTACTTGAGTTCGTAGCCAAAGAAGCTGATAAAGTACTTAGTGATTCTATTTTATCAAATTTATACTTTGCATTTTCTAATTTTGTTCTAGCGGAACCAAACACTGTAAAGTTATCGTAATGTTCAAAATCAATATTTAAATCAGCTGAATCTAAACTTGCACTTAATATATCAGTTCTGAGTTGATTAGATACATTCGTATCCGTAGTTATTAACTCATTTAAATTTTTATATTCTGTTCCTTTATTATCAAAGAAAGAACCTTGCGTATCTTCTAAGTCAAATTGAGGTTCAAGTAAAAATGTTATATCTGTATCTAATTCATCTTCAGGTACAAGTAAAACTTCTTCCTCAATAGAATCAATCATCTCTTCAACTACGATAACATTTTGTTTACTTTCATCCGCTGTAAATTCACTATATAATTTTATTAACTTATTTTGGTCGTTAACAGATAAGGTATTAGTAATCAAATATAGATTATTATTTTCTGTTAAAAGATAATGTGATAGTAAATCTAATCTAGCATTTTCAAATTCTACATTAAAAGTTAGTGGTTTTCTTGGATTAGTTCCTTTGTAATCACCATCTTGTGCTTCTAAATCTATACCAGCTTGCTCAAAGCTATCCTCTACAACTATAGTCTCTCTATCAAGTACCTCTACTATCCTTGAACTAAATGGTGAATAGCTAGGTATTACAGTTGTAGTTTGTCCACCAACACCTGTTTGGTTAGCAGGTCTCTCATCTATTTCTGGTTCTGGTGCTTTTCCATCAAATAGTGCCATTAGAAATATTCCTCATCTGCTTGTTGTTGTTGAATTGGTGTACCACCACCTGTATTTTCTTCTTCTTGATTAGTATTACCTAAAGGATTTACTACATCATCTTCTTTTATATTATTAGATTCAGGTTTTATATCTGTGGTTACATTGGTTTGAGTATTAACTGTATTTGTATTAGTTGCAACACCTCGTGTTTGTGTTGTGTAACTTGTAACAAAAGCATTATCTATAGTTAATGTACCACCAACCATACCCTCTGAAAATCCTATATCTGAATCTTGTACTGTAGCTTTTAGCTTGTATGGGTCAGATGAATCAACTGTTATGGTTCCCTCATCTGCATTACCATCACTACTATTTGGTATGTATGTGTAAACTGGTGTATCAAATGCATTAAATGATGAAGAGTAGTTAGTTAATCCATCAGGATCTAAATCTTTAAGTGTAAGTTTTATTTCTTTTTTAGATGGGCTGATTTTAGTTACATCATAACCTAACACATCTTCACTTAGTAATCTAATATTACTTGCTTGAGGATTCGCGCCAGTATACATTCTCCCATCGCTACCTTGATGTGTATCACCCTCATAGATTTCACGATCACTATTTAAAAATACAGTTCTTCTTTCACCAGCTCTTCTTCGTAAAAAATTAAGTTTTACTCTATACTTACCAGCTACATAACCTAAACTTCTTAACACTCTGCCAGGATTAAATGTAAATAATTCACCTGTTTTAAATTCGTTTACACTCTTAGTTGCTGTTTCAATAATATCACCATCATCATCTAATACAGTAACTAAAACAAAATCGTTATCATTATTTCCGAAATTTGCATACTCACTTAAATTGGAACCATATATTTGTTTACTATCTGATGAATTTAAAGGCATCTCTTTCCTAATCTGCTTTTACTACTATAGGACCTGAAGAAAGTTCTCCTTGTCCTGATGAATCCGATATTATACATTTAAATGTTCTTTTATCCATATCTTTTCTTCTATACTCTGGATTAAAAAGTATTGTGTCTGTATCAGTACCTTGAAATCTATCACCATTAGATACCTCTTCATTATTTACAAACCAACGATAACGTATGTTTGAATCTCCAGCCGCATCAACTTTTATTTGTATTGGTTTATTAGGACCGCTTAATGTACCCTGTCCTCTTCTTTGAAATCTACTTCCAACTCTATATGGAAGTTTTACCTCACCTACCCTACCTTTAAACTTTGTTGGTGCAACAACATATGGTTCATTCTTTGAAAACCTAAGTGTTTGATTTCCTGCATCTATTGATGCAACAGGTCTTCCTTTTGATTCCCAAGTAGCTCTATCATATGGACGGGTTGTATCTGAGAAGTTTAACATATCAGCCAAGTAAGTAGCCCATTCAGCTTCAACTTCAGCTTGAGCTGCTAGTAACTCTTCTAACTCTTGTAACTCTCTTTCTAACTTTTGTCTAATCCTATCCAACTCATCTTGTCCACCAATAAACTTTACACTTTCTTCTACTAAGTAACGATGTGAGTTTATACTACCCTCTGCATCTATAGAAGTTTTTAATCTTTCATACTCATTAAAAAATTCTTGAACTGTTATTCCTAAACCAGGAGTTCCTATCAATTCAGAAAATTCCGTATCTATTAGCTCTGCAACTTTATCTGTATTAACAGATTGTTTTTCTAATTTTACAGGAACTATTTGGTCTACAGAATCAACACCGAATATATCTAAATCTGTATCGACAGATAAAACAGTTCCATTCGAAGTTCTTAGTGTTTTATCACCCGAATCTCTTGAACCTGTTAAAGCGAATTTATCATATTCACTTTGTAATCTATCGATTCTTTTTTGATTTAACTTATCGAGTTTATCCTTGTATTCAGGATTATTAACTACGTCTTGATATTTTAAAGGCATTATCTACTCACTTTAAACGTAAAGTCTTTATCAGATATAACATCGTGTTCATCAGAAGTACTCTGACTTACAGTAGCTTTAAATTGTAATTTATATACTCTCTCTGGTTGAAAAGCGTTAAGATTTAGATTAAAGAAGTTTCCATCTGCATCACAACTTAATTTTGAACCACTACCAAAAGGAACTAATACTTCTTCAGTATCAGCATCTCTTACTGAGTAGAATGAACTACCACTTGGTAAATACTTTACACCTAATTGTGTTGGTGTAGTTGCAAAAGATTTAATAGGATATCTCTCTCTACCTACCACTCTAATTTTTGTTTTTGAATTCTCTTTATATTCAGGTCTTAAATTTTTTGTGTAAAATACCATATCATCAAAATCAGAGCCTGTTATTGGTTGTAAAGTTCCTGAATTCCAAGAACTATCATCCCACTCTACTTCTAATCTTGGTGAGTAAATAGTATTTGTATCACGTGAGAAGAAACTGAAGTTACCTAATTGAGTTGAACTACCCTCATCATCGGTTGTGTTTTTATTACCTAAACTTCCACTTCTTTTTATAAGAAATCCGTTGTTAGGGTATAACGAACCACTTGTTAATAAAGCGTTCATAATATCAGTTACATCCATTCTCATATCTTCACTTGTATGGTCAAATGAATGTGATGCTACTAAAAATCTTGTACCACCCTCTTCATCAGTAAAACTACCACTAGACCAAGGTGCGCCTGAACTACTTAAACTACCAGATAACCAATACTCATCTGTGCTCTCACCATTTCTATACTTCCAACTAGCACCATCTTTTATTTGTGGGTCGGAATTAAATTCACCAGTTCCACCTGTAAAACTACCACTTACAGGATAAGCATATAAAGTATCTGAAGTAGTTAGTTCCGTAGGATTAGCATCATACATATTAAGGTAAAACTTCATACTACTTGACGGATTAGGCATTGTTCCATTGACAATAGAAGAACTAATGTAAGTTAAATCAAACTTTATTAAAATACGAGATACGTTTACAGTATCACCCGTAGGACTTACATCCTTTCTAACTTCTAATACTGCATCTAAGCCAGTATTTAAAGATTGACTAGCTTGATATAGTGTTGTATCTACTGATGGATATTCAAAATAATGCATTCTAACCTCCTACCGTACCAACTACTTTTCCTTGAATATCTGTATCAGGATATTTCAGTTCGAAGATTGCTGGGTCTAATGATGGATGATACACTCCGTTGTAGTAAGCATTATCCATATCGTAAAAATTACCTGAGTAACCATCTGCACTTCTGTACTTGTTTGTAATAATAATTTGTGGCTTATCAGCTGGATTAGCAGTTGCTGGAACTGCATCATCAGGTGTTACTACAGCGGCTACACCATTTACAACTGATAACTGATAAACTAAATCAGAAACAATTATAGGTTGATTTATTTGCCATCTATCTATATTAAAGAAATCTTTTACTTTATCTATACATCTAAGTAAAACTTCACTCTTGTTGAATTGTGGTAAAGTCATTATAGAAAACTTTACTCCAATATTAATCACGTAAGCTGGTTTTATATTGATAGCATCCGTTACCATTCTATACTGTCCTAAGTAAGTTTGTAAGTTTTCCTTAGTGGCAAGATTAGGTGCTGTTAAGTTCTTATTGTTATCGTAACTAAGAACGTATAAGTTTAGTGATAATGGGTTTCTGTTATTTGCGCTTTCAGCCATAATTTTTCCTTAACCATAAGTTTGTGTTTCAGCAGTTCCACCTGTAGTTGTACCTGATGTACCTTCACTATCGGCGCCTGTATCATCAACACTTAATTCAGCAACATCATTTAAGTAATCATCTTGAACAACATATACTTTTGCAATACTTCCAAATCTTGATGGCATCGTTAGTGAACGAACCATATAATCATTTTTAGTTACAGCTCTGTTTTGTGTTTGGAAATTAGCAGCTGCGTTACTTTTTATTTCTCTTAAACTTTCAGCATTTTTTCCACCAACAGCAGCTTCACGATTATTAACTCGTATAGAAGCCAAAGTTTCATTTACTAACGCAGATGTTAAAGTAGATGAATTTGGAATCGAATCAACTTTGCTTGTAATTTTTGTTAATTGATTTTGTCCTACATTATCATTCTGACTAGCACCATATGCGTAAGTAAAAGTTAGATTAGTGTTAGCTGGTGCTAATCCATATGTACGTGTTTTAAGAAAGTTTGTTGGGTCAAACGTAGTATCTAACTTACTAACACCAGTTGATAAACTTGAACCAACATTATCTGGATTTGGTATAATCTCTTCATCAGGATTATCTGATATACCTGAACCAAACCTTATTTCCATTCTATTATCATCTCGTAGGTACGTTACAAATCTTCTTGGTGTTCTTCTTAGTTTCATCAAGTATGGTGTATCACCTGAATATGCTTGTAAATCAGGCGAATTAGTAGAATTGTTTTCCATTTGGTCTACGATCGTATCCTGTCCTAAAGACATAACTTCATACCAACTATTACCATCACTATCCGTACAAGAAATAACTTCGTTTACATTTGGTTCTGCTAATACAGTTGAATCAAATTGTTTTGAAGTTCCAAAAGTTATTACATCTTGTTTTACTAATCCACTAACTGCATCAACTCTTTTTCTTAATAAAAATTTTGTAGGTGTTCCACTTGAATCTTCTTCGTATACCTCATAATATGTTTGGTCTAATGAACTTGAAACAGCAAAGTTTACTGGTTCAGTAGTTCTAAATGTTGCGGTGTTACCAGCAGTACTTACTCTCATTCCAGCATTTATTATAGGTGAGTAACTAAAATTAGGTCTTGCCGCTGCGCCTACACCTTGTGATGGTACAGTTGCATAGACATCTAATTTAACCGAAGCTGGTGTTCCTGTTTTTGGTGTGTATCCTAATGATTGTGCGATATCATATACTGCCTTAGTTTCTTCAGCATATGCTAATATAGTTTCTTTAAAAGTGTTATCCACATAGTAAGATAATACATCACCTACATATGATGCCATTTCAACAAACATCATACCAATAGAACTATCACTAAAATCTGTATAAGTGTTTGGAAAATATGTTTTAGCAAATTCTATTAAACTATTTCTAAACTGAGAAAAATCTTTATTTAGATACTGAACTTCTCTTTTTACATCTTTTTTTATATTTGTTGATTCAGCCATTCCTAGTCTCCATATTGATTATCTCGGGCATTTTCATTACTATTTGTTTCTGTCATAGTACCATCACCCATTACAGTAAAATTTAAATTCTGAGGGTTTGCGAAATCTGCAGAAAAATCTACACTAACTTTTATAGCGTTTTCAATCTCTGATTCTGAAACTGAAAGTGAAGTTACTACAACGTTAGGTAGATATGTTTCTATAGCCTCACGAATTGTTCTGTCTGCTTCAATTTCTATTTGTGGGTCACCTATATTATATTCAAATACTAACTTAGTTAAATCAGAACCAAACTCTAAATCATAGTCTTTTTCACCCTTTTGAGTGTAAAGCAAATGTCTAACGTTATCTTTTATTTGCCTACCATACTCAAAGTTTTCTTGAAACGTTTTACCACCAAATGTTAGTGGATAAGCCATCCCAAACGGTATACCTAATTGTTGATTTCTTAATACACTCATTATTTTTTCTTGTTAATATGTTTCATTAAATCGCTGTAATCTCTCGTTAGTGCGTTCATAACACCATCAGGAACAGAATTGGGATCTACACCAGCTTTTTTAGCAGTATCTATACCAACCATATCTCGTTTGACTTCTTTACCACTACCATATCCAAGCATCTCAGCCATTCTACTACTATCGAAAGGTTTACCACCCATTGTTGGATATTCATCCGTTTCCGAAGATTTTGAGCTTAACCCAACTGTTTCATTTAAAACTTCATTTAGAGATTTATTCTTAGTGTACTGCTTCTTCTCTACTTGTTTTACCTGTTTTTTGGGTTTAACTTCTTTTGATAATTCAACTAAATTTACTTTTTCTTTATCGTTAATAAATATTTCGTTTAGTTGGTTTTTGATTTCTTCTGATACGATTTTTCTTATTACAGCTTTTAATCTCTTAGCAGTCATAATAATACCTCTTAGTTTGCTTTTTGTTCTTTTCTAGCTCTTATCTCTCTAGCTTGTCTACGAAGATTATATCTCTTCAATATACTATCAGTTGGAGCATCAGCTATAAATGGGTCTGATTGTGCCCATTGTGGTAGTTGACTTAGAATTTCATCTCTATAATCATCTCTACCTCTATTTACTTCATTTATTAATTTACTGAGTTGTTCTTTATACTCTTGTATATCCTCTTTAATTAATTCTTTTTGTTTTTTAGCAACTTTTTCTATATACTCAGCTTCATCCTTTGATTTTTCAATAAATGCTTGTGTTTTAGCTGCCAAAAAAGCATTAAAGCCAGGACCAGCTGCTGAAGCATTAGCTGCAGCCTCTGATGCTGTAAATCCTGCTTTTATTTTTTTAAGTGCACTTATTATTCTATCAAGTGTACTAACACTATCTTCAGTTTTTTCTAAATTTTCTTTTTTCTCTTTTAACTTTGCTAGTTTTTCTCTAAACTTTTTTACATCTTCTTTAGATTTTTCACTAGCGTAAATTCTTTCTAAGTTATCCTGTTTTAACTCTAGTTGCTTTCTTTTTAAATCTGCTGTTTCTGTAGTAACATAAGTTTGTATCTTTTTACTAAATAGTTCAATCAGATAAACAAATGGATTTCTACTAGCCATAATTAACTCGTAAAGTTTCTATTAGATAATGCATCTTCTAAAAATGGTAACACACCACTATCTATTTGTTCTCTTAATTTAGTAGCAGCCATTTCTAATTCTAAAATACTATTATTTGGATTGGGTGCAGTTACATCAGTTAATCTATTTGCAAATACTTTTAAAGATATTAACAAGGTTTTAAAAACTTCCATAAATATATCACCCTTAACCAAACGTTGAGATGCAGTTCTATCTCCTAAGTTAACTATAGGTGCTTCCAAGTTTACCCTATCACCAGCAGTTAAATTAATGTTTTGATTTCCAAACAAATGTACATCGTTTACTCTAGCATTTAAAACTACGTTATCAGAACTTCCTATTATTTGTGCACCACTAAAAAATTCTCTATTAGATAAAATTCTACCTGGCGCAACTTTAGATATTAAATCAACTGATAAATCAATAGTTTCATTCTCAGTAAAATACAAAGAGCTAGCATCAGTATTTATATTTTGCTCTACTATTGCGTTAGGTGATTCTTCTATTTTTTGTAGAATGTTTAAATCTGTTTCATTATGTAATTGTCCTGTAGATATTTTTATATTAGAAGAAAACTCACTATTTTTTTGGTCACTACTAAAACGTATTACATTTCCGAATCTACCTTGTAGAAGAGTATCACCAGGATTTAATTTAGTATTTTGTATTTTTATAGGCGTAAATATTTTTTCAGAATCAAATTCTCTTGATTCACTTTCAGGTGTTGGTGAAGAAACGTTACCTAAAGTTTCTTCAATTTTTTTATAATAATCTAGTCGGATATTAGTATCTTGTTCTTCTGTACCTAAACTACTTAATCCAAAATCTCTAACATTTATATTAGGATTTTTAAGTCTATTAACTACATCACAATAGTAAGGTTCATTTAAATATTCAACACATAATACTGTTTCACCAATCAATGGCATTTTTAAATTTGATGGTGATATCGGAAAACGCCAAGGTAAATTCTTTTCATCGACATCTTGTTCACTTGTAAATTGTCTAGCTTTTATAGCACCATAATACTCATAGTCTGGTAATGTGGTTCCATCTATTGTTGGTAAATCTTCTTCATTGGTTAATACTTTAACAACTTCAGCTGCTTCTATTTCATAAAACTTTTGATTTGCTAAAAAAGAAAATTCACTTTTTATTATACTACTTAGAGATTCTTGAGTAACAAGGGATGCATCAAACCTATTTAACTGACTATCTTCTGCGCTTTGATTAAAATATGCCATTAATTTCCTTTAGAACTACTAAATGAATGTTCTGATTTTTCTACTACTTCATCTACAATATTCGGAGTATCTTCTACTACCTCTTGTATACTTCCCATTAATTGTTCTTTTTCTGCTTCACTTAATCCGAATTCATCCTCTGAACCACCTTTGTTTTCTGCAGCCATAATACGTTGTACGATAGAAGCTATCTTAACAAGTTGGTCATCATTCTTAACATTGATTTCAAGATACTCTTTTAACATAGGTACGATTTGTACAGCAGTATCACCATCTTTTATGAATGTAACAAGCTCTCTTGTTAATACATCAAGTTGTTTTCTGTTTTTGTCTGTATTTTCGTAGATATCTTCAAAAAGGGAAGATAGGGTTTTTCCTTTAAAAATTTCGTAATCGTTGCTCATAA